AGTCTTCCAACGTATAAATCATATTTAACTCTTATCATATCTTTTTTTCCCCTTTCAAGGCTGTTGCCTTATCTAACTAGAGTATAGCATACCTATTTACCAATTGCAAGCCCCAATTGGAAAAAAAATTAAATAGTTAACTATTAAGTGTTAACTCTAAGGATACAAGGATACAAGGATACAAGGATACAAGGATACAAGGATACAAGGATACAAGGATACAAGGATACAAGGATACAAGGATACAATTGATAGTTTTATATGTGAAAATTTTCACAACCTAGAAAAAATAGGGGGGGCTGGGCTTTAAGGTAGTTTTTAGGCAGGGCAAGGTCTCTCGCATATATTTTTATTAGTATTCGCCCCCAACATCACTGTCCCCAATAAAATCACTGTCTTAATAAATTTCCCCTTTTCATATGCCAATTCGCCTGTTGTTGCCCCCTTTTCCAAGTTCATTGACATCCATGCAGCAACTTTACGCAATGATACAAAGAAAAAGTTTAAAAATTAGCCTAAAAGTGAAACAAAAACCTTAAAAAAGGATATAACATTATGAGGGCTTAACAGGATACCCCCTTTGCGGACTCGTCTTTATAGCGAGAGCGCCATTATTGAAAACAAATACTGTTAAGCCATTGGGAACAAAGGTAGAGCGTTCCCCACACGAAATCGTGCACAAGTAGCCGTGTCACCTTAAAGCAAGGTCGTAATACGTGAGTGGGTAAACGTGTAATCTTGGCACTAGGCTGTGGCTTTGGCTCTGCCCATTTTAAGAAAAGGAGAAAGAATATGAGAATAGAATTTTTGGTGCCGTGTACGGCGAAGATAAGTTTTGATTACTCAGGAGAAGAAGACGCACCAGTAACGCTTGAAGACATTATTGCGGAGTTGGACGAAATCAAGCGCGATGGCGAGGCCCTTGGAGACCTTTCTGTTTTGTTTTCGGAAGATGGCATGGACATGGACATGGAAAGCGACTATGAGAATGTGCTAGAGAGTACACTCAAAGCCGACCATTTTGATGTTCGAGTCTATTCTGAAGATGGTGAACTACTTCACCAACAGTTAGTATTTCCAAGAAAGGCGCATAAGGGGCATGAATAGTGCACAGTTAAATCGTGTTGTCGAACAGCACACAAAAGGCGGGCGTACGGATTGGTTGGGAGTTGCTGCCACGATGGGCAGTGGCTCCTCGGAGATGTGGCGTTCGCGTTATCGTAGGCTTGTTGGCACGACGAAAAAACCATGGGACGAGCAACGCTTACTCAAACGTTTAATACCTAATGAGCCTGTGTTGCTGACTGCGCTTGAACGCGAAGGTCTGTCGTCTCATGCGCTGTTTCCAATGATTACTGAGTTGGAACGCCAAGGCTATTTATTTCGTTATCGAAACGATGAGGCGGAGGGCTGGGAAATTACGCGTACGACTTCGTTGCGCGATTTGTTTCAGGATAGCCCAACCACGGAGATGCACAATGAGCGCCAATACACGGTGGGAATCATCGGTGACACGCACATTGGCTCCGCAATGACAGACTGGGACGGACTTGCTAACTTTTATGACATCTGTGAGGAACGCGGGATAAAAGAGATATACCATGTTGGCGACTTGACGGATGGCTTCTATATGAGTCGTGGCGTGGACCAAGAAGAACAGTCGGAGATAGGATTCCATTCGCAGTGGGCAAAAGTTGTTAAAGACTATCCTCGTCGTTTAGGAGTGACTACTTACTTTATTACCGGCAACCACGACGCTAGTCATATGCGTAATGGGGGCGCGAGTATTGGGCATGCCGTTGCGGCAGCGCGGGACGATATGGTTTATCTCGGACATAACCAAGCGAAAGTTTGGCTGTCGGAACATACGTCGATGTTAATGGTGCACCCAAGTGATGGTGTTTCTCAACAAATAAGTTTGAAACTACAGAAGATTATAGAGAACAGAGCGAAAGCAGGACAACACGCTGACATTTTTGTTGTTGGGCACTACCACAAGTCTTGCTGGATACCCAATTACTATGGAGTCGCTGGTTTGCTTGTTCCTTCTTTCCAGAATCAAACAGGATTCATGATGACCAACGGTTTGGTATCAGAAGTAGGCGGAATTTTGTTACATGTTAGAGAAGACATCGAAGGACACTTGTTAGCCCTTACTCCTGAGTATATTTACGTAACGGAGGAAAAATCAAAATGGCTAAAACAAAAGAAAAAGAGTTAGAGTCAGAATTAGTCCAAATTATTCTTAATGCACCCTCTTTGCAAGGAGAGGAAGCCATGGTGGAACGCATGCACTTTTTAAGTCTTGCCCACTTTTTTGATATGGACTTCAAAACAAATCTTGAACTAGGTAGTGCTGAGTTGTCCGAACGCTATCAAGATACGCGTCCTTCGGATTGGTTAGCGTTTCTAAAATTCGCTCCAATTCGAAAATATCTTGATGATTTAATGCAAGAGAAATTAGAGAAAGCGGCAACTAAAGCCTTGACAAAAGGCGGGATGAAGTCGTCAGACGCGATTAAGATTCATTCAAAGATACGAGATGAACGCAAGAAAGATAGCAATGTTAATATCGTCGTTATGTTTCTTCCACAAAAAGATTGGGAAGGTCCAAAATGATTGGTTATCATCGTCTTCGTGTAGACTCGGATGGAACAAGAGTCTATCGTTGCCCTGTGTGCGAAGAAGGCGAAGTCCGCGTATCCGACAATGTGTTTTACGGAAAGTGCGACGTTTGCGACGCTACGTTAATTGATTATGTTCCACTACAACACCAAGAAGCCTTTCATATGTCAAATGCGCAGTACCGCTTGAACATAGGTGGTTTTGGAAGTGGCAAAACAACGGCCGCCTGTGTTGAGGTGGCTGCCCATGCTTTGAGCACGCCAAATGGACGCACGCTAATAACAGCACCTATTCTTGCACAAGTACGAGACGCTGTGTTACCTGAGTTAGAAAAAGTGTTGCCTCCTTGGTTTTTAGAAACATCAAGAAAAAGCCCAACACCTTACTACAAGTTGTTAAATGGACACGAAATACTTGTTTATTCTTCGAATGACGAACAAAATTTGCGTTCGTTAAACTTGACTGCCTTCTATATTGAAGAAGCGTCTGGTGTAGACTATTCCGTGTTCAGTCAGTTGATGACACGCTTAAGAAATCGAGCAGGGGTTGTGCGTGACGCGCAAGGACATGAGGTAAGTTACAAATTCATGGGTATTTTGGCAACAAACCCAGAAGACGGATGGATTCGCGACAACTTTTTATTAATTTCATCGAAAATTGTGACCTCTCCAAGTATTGACCCCTCTGTTTATACAGTATTATCGAATAAAAAGGGCACTGACAAACACTTTCATACGTTTATTTCTTCAACAAGAGACAATCGTCATATTCCAACAGAATTTATTGAACGGATGTCAGCAGGAAAGTCGCCATCTTGGGTAAGAAAATATGTAGATTGTTACCTTGATTATCGCGAGGGCGCTGTTTTTCCTGAATTTGCCCAGCATTTAGTTGAGCCATTTCCTATTCCAAATTCTTGGAAACGTGTGTATGGTTACGACCCCGGCTACAACGACCCAACTGCTTTTATTTCAGGAGCAATCAATCCTGATACAGGCGTGGTCTATATCTATGACGATTACGAGGTTGCTGAAAAGCCGATGGGATATCACGCTACTCAAGTGTTGTTGCGAACAAAAGGAATGACACTCTACAAACCAATTCAAGGCGACCCGTCAGCGAGACAACGAAACAATCGTGACGGTGAAAGTTACTTTGGGTACATGCGTAAGCAATATAACCTGCGTATGGAGCCCGCAAACAACGATATTTTATATGGAATAGAGAAAATGAGAGACTATTTCTATTGCGGAAAATTAAAGATATTTAATTCATGCGAAAACTTAAAAAGAGAAATGGCTTCTTATGTATACAAACCGTCGGCAAAGATTAATACAGAAGACCAGCCGATTGACAAGAATAACCACACGATTGATGCTTTGCGCTATATTGTTGCGGTACTCCCTGAAAATCCTAATGAATTAAAAATAGGAGTTGTGTTTAGGGATTTGGCTAGAAACAAGGTTCGCGTTTTTCAAAGTGGCGACAAAACAAATCCCTCTGCTAAAATAAAAGGCAGAGTAACAAGAGGAGTGAGCAAGTTATGAGTGAAGGCGATAATAAAGAACTATCTCAGTTGTATAATAGGGTTGCGTCGTTAGAACGGCGTATTGAGGAACTCGAGGCTAGAAAAGCGCACAGCCCAGTCAATGTTGCGGGTGTTTCACCGACATTTCGTAGACACATTGACGACAAACGAGCGGAATTAAAAAGAAGTAAAGGGGGTTCTGATTAATGAAAGATAAAAACAAAATCGAAACAAAAGATATCTCTGAATATTGGCGAATGTTTCGCGAGGCTAGAGATTTTGACTCTACCAGATTCGATAATTATGAGGAACTTGCGGCTTACTATGAAATGCAACAAGACTTTTTGACGACCTACTCAGGGGACAAACCTTGGGTTGTTGATGTAAAAACCCCCTATGCTTCTGACGCTGTCGACCTTCGTATTGCTTCATTATTATCTAACGATTATATTGGCGCAATTGAGCCGTTGTCCCCAGAAGACGTTGAAAATGTTGATTTATTAAACAGGGCGTATGCAACTTTCTGGAAAGAAATGAATATGGACAATTATATTCGTGAAGCGATTCGTCAGTCTAGTTTTCTAAGAGAAACTTACACTCATGTTGTCTTTGATGAAGACGAAGTTGTGGGTGGCTCAAAACGAAAACGAAAAGGCAGTTTAACACCATATTCCGTAGACCCAGCCAGCATTGTTATTAGCCCCGAAGCCCAATCTTTGAAAACAGCGAATTATGTGTTTGTTGTTGAACGAGTGTCGAAACTGCAAGCAAAAACGATGTATCCAGACGTTGATTTTGATGACATGTCTGACTCATTATCTCCTCAAGATAGGGGCGAGATTTATGTAGGAACAGATAGTGAAACCTATCAAGCCGATGTGTTGTCTTACTTAACTTGTTATGAGGTTGTGCATCTTTCGAAAAAGAAAAAAGAAGTTTATCGAACAAGAATCCTCGGAAACAAAATTGTTGAAGAAACTGTCAAATTAAGTATTCCAGTTTTGCCTATTGCGCAACTGCGCTGGCAAAAACGCACAAAGTCTCCTTATGGACTTAGTCTAATGGACAGATTGCTTGGTTTACAAAAATCAGTAAATTCAATGGAAAGTGCTATTACGAACACAGGGCTTGCTTTTGCTGCGCCTTCTTTTATTATCAGTGAAGATAGTGGCTTAGACCCTGAAGAAATTGCTTTATCAGCGGGAGCCCCCGGCGTTGTTGTTACTGTTCAAGGAGACCCCAACAGTGCTATCATTCCTATGTTTAAGAACAAAACGCTTGACGAACAGATGTTGGCTATTAAGGCGGAACAAGAAAGTGCTATTTATCGCATGGCAGGGGTTACGCAAGAGTTTAGAGGAACTTTAGGAACGGCAGGAAACACACGCTCAGGTGCTAATGATGTTATGCAACGGGCTAAAATTATAGAAAATAATTTCTTAGATAATTTGGAAGAATATCTTGAAGACTTATCAAATATTGTTATCATGTACATTATTCATTGTTTTGGTGGACAAACGATTTACACAAGAAGCGAGAAAACAAGTTCAGGGGATTTCGAATTTGATAAATTCAAACTTCCAAAATCAAATTTATTGTATACTTTACAGTATACTTTCTATATTGATTTAGATGTGCGTACACCTTATTCCAAAGAGAAAAACAAGCAAGCCGTTATGGAACTCTACCAAATGGAAAATCAATACAAAGCACCGATTAAGATTATCACTATGAAAGACGTCTTGAAGGCTCTTGATATTCCTGCTCGTGAAGAGTATATTGAGCGCTATGACAAACAAGAACAACAAACAAATGAAATGAAGGTTAAATTGATATCTGAATTTGTTAAAATGGCAAATGACAACGGTATTGATGAACCAACGATTCAACAAGCACTCAATGAGTTGTTAGAAGGCAATGAAACGCCGACTGTCGACCAAGTTGTAAGTGCTATTGAACAAAAGGCATTAAGAGCCCAACAAATGCAAGCCACTGCTGAACAACAAAGTATGCAACAATCCATGCAAACGTTAGGACAACAGCCGGGCGTCGTGACTGGTAATGAACAGTTTAATTTAGAGGAGCCAAATCCACAACAGAATGCCGTTGCTGCGGCCCCTCAAAACGAAGTTCCAGTCACAGGAGACGAAGTTTTTTCTCTGTAATTTAACAAATTTACAAAAACGTGTAAAAACATTGCAAAAATTTGTAAAAAACGCAAACTTTGTGAAATGAAAAACTAATTTGAGGATATAACTATATGAAGGGTAGTTTAGACGTACACCTGCGTCATTAAATAAGTGGTTGTAGAACTACACAAATACCGACCTTGGCGGTTCCAAGAGGAAGGAGATATACTATGTTAGAAAATGAGAAATCTTTGGAAGATATCGACGCTGAATTTGACAGACTTATCGAAGAGGCTTTGAAAAAAGAAGACGATAAAGAAGAAAAAGATAGCGTAGATAACCAAGAAGACGATAGCAAAGACACCAACGATGAACAAGATGACAAGTCTGATGATAACGAAAGCGAATCAGAAGGCGAAAAAGATAAAGAAGAAAATGAAGAAGAAAACAAGGAAGATTCTGTCAAAGAAAAGAAAAAGCCCGTTATGAAAGAAGACAAAAAAGACTACGCTTTTTCTAAATTACGTAAACAGTTATCGGAGTCGGAAAGACGAAAACAAGAACTGGAAGCGCGTATTGACGAATTAGAATCTCTTGCTAGTGAATTAGGATTAGGAACTGCTGATAAACTTATTTCAACTTTGAAGGACAAACAAATAGAATTAGATGCTTCTGCACAGGGAATTGACCCACAAGTGTTAAAAAGACTAAGAGAAGCAGAAACTCAAATAAAAATTTTGACAAAACAAAAAGAACAAGAAGCCCAACGTGCTGCCGTTTTGCGATTAAATACAGAGTTAACGTCTTTCGCTAAAGAACACAAACTTAGCGAAGAACAAATGGATACAATTATTAACGCAATGGGAGACGATGGTTACTCTCTTGAAGACCTAACTAAAATTAAGTCATTAAAAAAATTATTGATTGGGTATTCTGCTGACTATTTGCAAGAAGACTCTACGCAAGCAAAATTAGAAGAAGAGGAAAAGAAGGTATTCGATAACAAAAAGTATGAGAAAACCGCTCCTGCTAAATCGAAAAAGAGCGTAGACGACTTGTTAAAAGAAGAACTAAGTGGTATGGGAGGCCTTTATCCAAACAAATGGTAAAAGGAGGTTAATTACTATTTATGAATGATTTAACAACTGTTCAAGCCAATGTAATTTCCAATAGAGAATATTGGGACAAACGATTACTGGCTATGATTAAACTTGAGAGCACTAACTTTGTGTTCTCCAACTTAGGAGTCATGCGTGATATTCCTAAAAACTCAGGTACGACTACTTATTCCGCACGTCGGTATAATTCGTTGCCTGTGCGTTCGCTCGCTACTCCGAACGCCGCAAATGCTGCTTCTGAGAAACTATTAGAAGGGTCTGCAAACGCTCCTTTGAAGGCGGAAGCCCAAAAAGTTACCGCTACGCTCGACCAATTTGGTGCATGGATGAAAGTCACAGACCGCGTCGAAGACATTCACCTAGACTCTATTCGTCAAGTGTACCAACCAGAACTTGCGAGACATGCTGCTGAAGTTAAAGAACGCAACATTATTTCAAAATTCTCTGACGCTTCCGAATATTATGTTGATGGAACTTCCACTGCCTCCTACGAATTAGGGTCTGATGATGTGCTATCAATGAAAGCCTTGCGTAAAATTGCTTTGGCTATGCGTGT